CGCTATGAGAGTTTCGGCCCGGCCGGCCGCTTCCCGGCGGAGAGCTTCGGCGCCATTGTCCAGCCGCAGGGCCTCCACCGGAACGCCTGTCCGTTTCGCGATCTTGTGCAGGCCAGATTCCTGATCAGCATTGACATCCGCCGCCGAATAGAGCGCCGTCCCCAGGGTCGTTTTCCGGTCCTCGTCAAGGAATGCTCCGAAGTCCTCATTGAAACCCATTATTTTGCCCCTTTGCTGTTGAGGAATCGGACATAGCTGGAAATGACCCATGCGTCATCACTCGGATACCCGCGGTCGGACAGAGCCTTTCTTATGCCTTCACGTTCGGCGCTCGGAACGTCCTCGATGGTCATCTGATAGGCCGGTTTCTCGTTGAAGGGTTTCCAGTCGTCTCCGCCGGAGACATACAGCGCCTCCCGGGTGATATCCTCCAACTCCTTGCGAGTCGGGCCGCGGCCGCTGGACATCTGGAAGGCCCTCTTTCTCCCCTCGATATAATCCATGGCCTGGGTGTATTTCTCCGTTCCCTTTTTGAGACTGGCACCTTTCAGCACCTGGTCGACCGTTTGAAGCTCGGTGCGCAAGGCCACATCCTTGTCGGGATCGTCTTTGATCTCTTTTTTCTTCCTGACCAAATCCATGTACCGAGCGTCGGCCAGAAGACCCTTTGCATAGATCTCGTCCAGATTGGCGGCCATGAGACTTTGCGGATCGGAAACCAGGTTTGCCCAGTTCTGCAGTTGGCCGGGGGTCTCTTCGGTGGTCTTTTTGACGGAGAGATAGTCCATGATCTTCAGGACGCTGTCCGGAGAGACTTGTGCCAGCCGGTTCCATGCAGCCTGAGGCACATCCGCCTTCGTGGGGACGCCTCCGCCCTGTTTCACCTTGGCGATGGCACCATAGACAGTATCCTCGGCGTCGGTCACCGCCTGACGCTCGGCTTCTTTCCGCGTCGTGTAGAGGCTGCGAATCTGATTCTCTGCGGCCTTGCCCACATCGGGATTGCCGACAAATCGCTCCCGGGCCGTCTTGACCAGGTTGTCGATTGATTCGTCGGGCGCACCATAAAAGATCTCGTCGGCGGCCGCTTGCGCCTCCTGCGCTTCGGCAAGAGGCTTCAGGGACGCTTCAATCTTGGTCACCTCTCCCGGAAGCATGTTCTCCCGGTTCGCCTCCAGATAGTCCTTGGCCCTCAGCGGTGAGTCGATGGCGATCTTGTCAATCACTGCGCTGTGCACCATCGACTCCCAGGTCTGAGCCTTGAGCTTGACCGACGCCGGGGGGAGTCCCTGATTGTCGGCGTCGGTCATGAGCACGGCCAGACCGAACTTGCGCTCTTGTTCGAGCCTCGCCGGGTCCTGGTAGTGGGTGGCAATGTTGTTCAGGGTCGAGGCCAGCGAGGACTTCACCGTCTCTTGGGCGTAGATTTTCATTTCACCGGAGACGTGGCGCTGAAGCTGTTTGTCCATCTCCACCCGGCGCTGTTGTGCCAACAGGCGGAAGGTCTCCTTCTGCTCGGGAGTAGTGAGGTTGCGCTCGATCTCGGCGGTGCGCTCGCCGTATTTTTGCAGAACCGGTTCAGGAAGGGCGAAGGCGTCTTTCCCCCGGGCGGCAAGCGCACCTTTGTTCGGATCATAGAGCAGATCGACTTCGACCTGATCCAGAGCGGTGCGGGACTCAATAGCCGCTACCCTATCGGCCTTCTCCTTCTCCTGCCTGAGATAACCCATGTAGTCCCCGGCGGCCTGCCCGACACCCCGGGCCAGACCCCCGCCGAAGGCATCCGCCCCCACACCCTGTGCCCGCGGGGTCTGAAGGGCGGATGTTCTTTCCGTCGGCTCATACCGCGGCACGACCGGGGTAGTGATGATGGCCGGCCCCTTCATTCGGGCCTGCGGCCGTCGCTCCAGGTGGCCCCGCATTTCGGGCAGTGAATCTGCTCGTTTGGTGTGTTTTGACATCGTATGCGAAGCTCTCCGTTGCATAGTCCCTCGCTGAACAGGTCGGGGGTGTATCTCAGTGGGCACCTCACCGGTTAAATCCCTCTGGTCACGAAGGCGGGAGCGGAGACGTGGGGCGTTGCGCCCGGATCTCGGCGCTCTGGTTGATCCATCCGAGGACGGTGACCACCTGCACCACGGCATCCTCCGGGGCCTTGACCCCCTGCCGGGCCAAAGAATCGGCGGTCTCGGTAGCGATAGCGAGAATGAGCACCCGCAACAGTTCCTCTTCTTCGGGGGTGAGCGCCTGCCAGGGGATCATTTCCAAGATGTAGGGCTGCAGGTTGCCCAGGGTGACCAGATCCCCTTGCTTCAGTGCCCGGATCGCCTCGGCGGAGATCTTCCGCGCCGGTTCGACCCATGCGGGATGCTGATCGAGTACCCGCCCAGCGGCGGTACGAATCGCCAGTTCGGTAAGAACCGGACTTTTCTTCAGCGCGTTGAAGGCGCAGCCGCCGAGCAGGGGCGCCACCGTGACGCTGGCGACGGCCAGGGCGAGCAGGCAGCCGAGGCCCGTGATTTTGATCTTGCTCCAGTCGAGGGGCTGTCTCGTGATCGTCCGCAGCCCGAGGTTGCCGGCGGCCAGGATCAGGGTCTGTGCCTCCAGGGGGATGACGTAGCCGGTCTGCGACTGCACGGCCATGGCGACAATCGCCAACAGGTTGGTCCACAGCGTTTTACTCCACAAAGGGCTTTTTTGACTGAACATGTTCCTCTCCTTTTCAGTTGGCGGCCGCAATGGCCATGGTCCCGTTCGGGTTCTTGCCGTTCCAGAAGGCCGGGCCACCAAAGACCCGGACGGCTTCGTAGTATTTCAGGGCGCGGCGGCGGCGAAGGGCGGCGAGCCATTCCCACCGGCTATCGGTTTCAATTATCCGCAGCAGGTTGTTCAGAAAAACCCGGTCGGCTTCTTCCTTGTCAGCAATGGTTTCGCCGGCCAGATACATCCAATCGTGAATGTTACATGCCTCGCGAATATCCAGGCCCCACATCGTCTCTGGAACCAGAGCACCCTTCCATCCTCCCGTGCCGCAACCGTTGACTGCGATGTCGCGAACCTCCTTAGGGGCGCCGCGGTAGGACAGCGGTGCGAAGAGTCCCTGGACTTTAACCATCACGCTATCCCTCCATCTGAATATGCGGTCCGTCGACAAACGTTTTCCAATCTCCGCCCCAGGTGATTGAAACCCCGTACTCGCTGGCCGCCTGCTGAAACGCCGCCGCCACATCGCGATAGAAATCAAGGTCCCACGTCAATTTCCCTCCGGCGACAACGGCGAAATCGATTGCCTTGCCGGTAAGGTGGTAGCTGTGCAAGGTGGTGGACTTGCCCTGAACGACCAGGTTTTTTTGACGTTCAATGTCCCGCAGCCCTTCGGTGATGCTGAAATCGTGAGGCGACAGGAAAAGGGCGCGGTAGCAGAGGGCAACGAGATCTGGATGGACGCCCGTCAACCTTTCTTTGCTTCGAGTCCCGAACCGGTGATTTTTCATGCCGCCGCCTTATAACCGAAATAGGCGTTTGAGGCTCCGCCAAGGAGGGTTCCCCCGGCATTCAGCGTACCACCGCGGCCGGCCATCTTGCCCTGATACCGGTCGAGAGTTCCCTGTGCCTGATATCCCCATGCCTCGCGCCGTGCATTGTTGACGCTGGTCAGGGCGTCGAGCTCTCCCAGCCCGGCCGTCTCGGTCAAGAGCGCCAGCGGGGTGCCGGAGCTGATATCCACCCCTCCGGCGGCCATCCCCTCGGCTTGCTGAGAGGCGATCTTCCGGGCGCGGTCGCGCTTGGCGGCCCCTTCGGCGGCTCCGCGCTGGGCGGCGTCGAGCGCCTTGTACTCGCCCATCTTCTCGTTATATTCGGCGGCTTTCTTCTGCGTCTGTCCGCTCTGGTATGTGGCGTACCCCCCCGCGGCGGCACTGGCCACCGCGACAACGGCCATGACGATAGCAGGGTTGCAGGTGATGATGGCAGCGCCCTTGACGATGTTCATGCTGACCTCCTCAATTCGAAGCGGTAAAACGGCACACCCTTTCCGAGCAATACGGGTTGTGGCGCAAACTGGAAGCCGAGCCACTTCAGCCAGGCAATGGCCCCATAATTGAAGGTGGCCACGTAGTTGATCAACTCCGGGAAGTGCTCGAGCATCCGGGCGACCTGGGGCCGGCAGCGACGCAGAAAAAGCAGGGCATGTTCGTCCAGCCTGTCGGTGCCGATCATCCAGGGGCGGCCGGTCTCAGGCGTCAGGAAACCGGCCGGTGCGACGCCGAACATGGCCAGGGGGATATCATCCACAAGGCCAGTCCAGACCGCGGGGGAGTTGGCGAGCCCGGATCTCATGGCCTGTTCAGGCGTTGTCCATAGGGCGGCGAACTCGCGCCGGTCATCCTCTCGGACGCTGGCGGCGATAACCGGGATGTGCTCGGGCAGCGCTTGGACGATCTTTGCTTTAGCCATTGGAGACCACCACTTTCGGAATCGCCGCAAGGATTGTCGCCGGCAGCGGGTCCGACTGGCGAATAAAGATCCTCCCGCCACGGCTCCAGTCGGAAAGCACGTTCATCTCCAGCGGGCCGGTCATCTCGGTCACCGGATTGTCGTAATAGCCGCTCATCTCCGGCTTGACCTCCAACAGATGTGCAGCGTCTGTGCCAATCCACAGCCCCCGGGTGTTCTCCACGATCAGCTGCACCGACCCGATGTTTTTCCACTTATCCTGTAAGGTCTGACCCTGTACGTTGATGTCCAGAGTTTCCAGGTCCGCCTCGATGGGCAGACCCGCATGGACCACCACCGCCGGGGTCTGGAGGCTGACCTGCCCACCGGTCACCACCTGGGAGGGCGCGACGTTGCCATCGGCGAAGAGTGAGACGGTCTTGCCCTCGAGGTGAGAGAGTCCGGTGAAAGTGTCCCGGGCCAGATCGAAGGCGGTCCCCGTCTTGCACTCTTCGGGAACGGTGCGATTGGGCAGAACCAGAACCTCGGTCGCGGAGACGTAGGTGATGATGGTCAGCCGCAACGCTTCGCCGTCGTCGTCATAGAGGACGATCATGTCCCCTTCGTCGGAAGCGCCGGCAAAGAAATCATCGTCAGTCGTGAACGTCAGGGTGTCCTGATAGGTCCAGCTGCCGGCGGTAGAAAGGGTGAACCCGACATCCCCGACGCCGCGGCCGTCATAGGTCAGGGCCGAGTCGACAAAGACGGCATCCCGGGGGTCGGTAAAGAACCGACTGGTGAAGCGCTCCAGATATCGTTTGGTCTGACCGTCAATGGTGCGACGTACCACCGCATAAAGGGCGTCTTCTCCTCCTTCCGAGAGGCAGCACACGCTTTCGAAGAAGCCGTCGGTGTCGTGCCTGTGCCAGCCGACGACCTCCTGATCAGGCATGTAGGTGAGTCCCAGCAGCTGCCCGTCGTCGACGACGATCCACACACAGTTGAACGGCGTCTCTTGATAGGCCCAGTCCACCACCGTCTTGCCGAAGAGCAGGTGACTGGCGGTGATAGTCAGATCTCTCCCCCGGTAGGAGTCGGAGTCGAAGAAATAGGAGAGCGATCGAATCGCCCCGCCCTTGTCCTGGACGAACAGTGCGTTATCCCCCACCACAACCGGGGGGACGTGAGAGGCCCCGCCCTTGGCTTGAAACTTCACCAGAGGAACGGGGCTTCCCTGCTCCTTCTGAATCTTCCAGGCCCCGTAGGAGGTCAGGGCCACCAGCTCGCCAATCTCCACAAAATGGCGGATCTCGTTGACCTGCCGGGAGTTGAGATTGAAGACAATGGCGTCATCGTCCAGAAGTGGGTTGGATTGCCCGAAGTCGAGGTATCCCGCCACCCGGGATTCCCATATGGTCTGAGGCCGTCCGAGTGACCCGCCGAACACTTGACGCTGCTGATGGTAGACGGTCGTTGCCGGATATCCCTGATCTCCCCCCCACGCTTCCAGCGCCCACTTGTAGGTGTTGCTGCCGGCCAGGGTCTTGACCGCCGTACCGCCGCCGCCGTAAGCCCCTGAGGTTGTGGATCCGGTCCCGGAGAGTTCGAACGAGTTGGCATCCACAACGATGATCTGATGTGCCCCGTTGATACCGGTCATGGCGAGCACCCCGGAGATCGTCACGTCGTCGCCGGAGGAGAAGCCGTGCGCCGGGCAGGTCACCACCGCATTGGTGGCCGGGGAGATCAGCCCCCCGCCTTCGGGGTCGTAAACCGCCTCGTTTCCCTTCACCACGTTGGTGATGGTGCGGGTGATATTGCCTGTGACCGTCGAGTCGGGCAGGCGGGAGAGCACGGTGGCAGAAACGACTGTCCCGGAAGTGAATCCGGTGATGCGCACGATGCCGAAGCCCGAATGCAGGTAGCGCCAGACCACCCCCGGGTCGCCGTCGTTTTCAATTCCGTCCAGGGTCGAGGGGCGCACGGTGCCGGTCGTTCCCGACTGCACCGCCTGGTAGTAAGACACTCCGGCCCGACGGATGGCGTTAATCGTCATCGCCTTCTGCACTTCCCAGCGCGGCGTGGAGATGTCCGGGGACTGCTCGATATAAAAGAGCTGGCCGACCATCGAGGCGGTAAAGATGTCGGTGGCCGCAGTCAGAGTGATGTCCCCGGAGTATCCCGAGGCGTAGAGGGTCAGTGTCGAATCGACGTTGATGTCGAGGAACGGCCCGCCGCCGTTGGCGAACTCGCTCAAAACCCAGTTGGTATGCGAGAAACGCGAGAGTTGCCGGGTGCGGTGGTCAGGATGGCAGATGGTCATCACGTCGATGCTCTGAGTCACCTTGAGGTCGAAGATGTCCGCCTCGCTCCAGGGTGTGATAATCTCCTCGGTGGTGTTGTAGACCGTCCAGTATTCGGGGTCGCTCGGGAAGTGGAAGCTGGCACCTTCATTGGTGTGGGTCTGGATGCAAATGTAATTCACGCTGTCGAACAGAACGATATCCCCGACGGTGTAGGTGGAGGGGCTTGTCCAGTAGTCATAGACCGTCATATCCAGGACGACCGGAGCACCTTGGAAGTAAATCCGCAGGTAGTAGTGCCCGATCTCCAGCACATACGTCTCGGTGGTGGAGACCTGAAAGTCGATCAACCGCGTCTTTCGGGCATGGTCTTTCACTTCCGCCGTGAAATAGCTGCCGGAGCGATTCATGACACCGCCGTATGGCCGAACGATGAAGTTCCGACAAGCCTTGAGCGCCGTGTAATAGCGGGCCAGGTCGATACGGCCGTAGAGGGACGGTGAAAGCTCCCCGGTGGTAAATGACGGCTGGGAGACGGCGACGGGGTTATTCATCTAGTACCTCGCCAGTTCGAATTCGGAAAGCGGGATGTCGTCCCGCTGCTCTTCATTAAGCATTTTCGCCAAGGTCTCGAAAAGCTCTTTTTCGTACATGGCCGCGGCGTTCTTGGCATAGTCAATCCCCTTGGCCAGGGGAATGGCAATCTCTGCGGCGACGGCCCACGCCAGGGTGGACGTGAATTTGGCAGAGAATCGCATGGGGTTTGTCACCTGCACGGTGTATTCGATGTTTGCCTCTTCGCGGTCGGTGCAGATCGTCAGACCTTCCGTCCCCTCGACCAACTCATAGGGGACCTGGTAATGTTGCAACCATTGCCGATATTCGAGCTGGGAAAGTCCTGAGATGACGGGGGGCAGGATTGCCCGCACGGCCAGGCAGTCAATCGGGTACTGGTAGCGGTAGGCCCAGCGGTCGGGCGCGTCGCCGGTCAGCTGCAGGTCGGCAAACTTTCGGGCGAAGGGCCAAGGAACCGCCTCCAGAGTCTTGTCCCGGACCATGGCGTAGACCCCGTTGCAGACGATGGCCTCCTTGCTGCGCTCGGTGAGGCTGGCAATGGTAGTGGTCACACCGATACGAAACAGGGCCAGGTTGCAGAGATCGACTTCGGATTTCATGGCCTATCCTTCTGATAGAAAGTTTTGCACCCCTTGATGTCGTGCAGCGTCTCGATAGCGGTCAGGGACCGGTCGTGCTCCTTGCGGCTGCCGTAGAGGTCAAGGATGTTGGCTTGTACCCTCTCCAATGTCTCGGCCGTCTTCTGCTGGTTGTCGATAGCGCGAACCATCAACAGTCCGTGTTCCTTGGTGGTCTGCTCGTTGTCTTCTATGCGCTTGGTGTAGCTCTTAACGAGGATGCCGACGCCACCCAAATTTCCCAATGCCATGAGCAAGCCGACCACCACCGCTGAAGGATCTATCGCCATAAAATCACCCCTTAAATCACCTGTTCAAGGGAGGGCCGGAAGGGAGAGAGGTCTTCCGGCCCTCGAGGAGCAGGTGATCAGATTACGTCCTGATCCCCCGTTCCCGACTCTTTCGGCGGTGCCGTCGGGGATGCCGGCGCCATGGCCGCCTTCACTTCGGCCAGCATTTCGGCCAGAGACTCGTTGGAGGCGTTGCCTCGGAACTCCACACCGGCCGCCGTCAGCTCGGCCATGACACCCTTGCGGTCGAAGTCCTTGGGCTTGTCCGGGTCTTTTTTCGCGGGTCTGTCAGCGTCTTCGGTGTACTTCCAGGCCTTGGTGGTTTCGAACACCTCACCTTTAGCCCGAAGCACCCCGTCAACGAAGATCGGTTTCAGTGCTCTGCGTTTCATGGTTGGCTCCTAGTCAGGGCGGCGAGTTGCCCCGCCGCCCTCAGTTGTTAAATCCCGTCAGAGTAAGCCCGCCATCCGGCGGGGTCCTTGGTCAGAAAGGCGTTGATCTTGCCGGCCGTGGCCGCGGCAACGGAGGTAGTCTGCACAATACCGAGATACCGCTCGTAGGTCCCCTGGGGCAGCGCCACCATGGCGACGCGGGCGCCGGCAATGAGCGTGGCCTGGGCAAGCGCTCCGGTGGAGAAGTGGTAGGTCGCCGTCCCGTCAACAGCAATGGCCGCCTGAGCGTCGGAGCAGAGGTGGAACTGCTGCACCGTGTTGTCGGCCGCAGAGTCCACTGCGGTATCCACCTGAATGCACAGGTACATCGGTTCGCCGTTGCCGATATCGCGGGAAGCGGTCCCCAGGTCAATCACGTCGCCGACAAGGTAGGAGGCCGCGCCGCCGGTATTCAGGGCGGTGGCGTCGCAGAATTCCAGGCGCTCGTCAAGGATCATCCCTGCCATGCCGACCAGGGCGAAGGCGGGGTGAAAGAGGATGGAAAGGGTAACGGCCAGAACCAGGACGATCACCATCGGCCATCCGAGTTTTCCGAAATACGTTTTCATCGTGTCTGTCTCCTCTGTAAAAAGGTCAAGGGGGGAAGGTTACTCCCCCCTCATGGGTTTAGATGCCCGCCTCGGTGGTCAACAGCTGGTCACAGCGGCGAATGGGGATGCCGTCGAACATCGGCACATGAACCAGAGCCCCGTTGGCCCGGGTCAGCTGCTCGATGGAGAGGGTCGAGTTGACCGTCTTGTTCATGATCTGCCGACGGATGAAACCGCGCATGGTGCGGTTGCAGTAGAATGCGGCGCGGCCGGCGTTGATGTTGGGGATCAGTTCCGTCGCCTGGGCCATCAGGTCGATCAGGTCGGGGCCGGTAGCGGCGCCCTTGACGAGATCCTCGGCGTCGACCTGGACCCGGACCACATACCGCCAGTCGGCGACGTGAATTCCGCAGTCCCAGCGCATGTGGGACCGATAGACCTCCATCATGCCGTCGGAGGTCTCGGAGGTGACCTGCCCCTTGTCGTTGTGCTGAAGACCGGCCATGCTCCCCTTGGGGTAGATGCCGCAGACGGTTTCAGGGCTCCAGACGATCAAGTACATGGAAGCGTTGTCGTTGTTGTCCGGGGTGGCGGCGTCGGTGAGGATGTTCACGCCGTTCTGTGCGCTCTGGTCATTGAAGCGCGGGGCCAGTCCGGTGAAGCCCTCGGGCTCGGTCGCCTCGTTGCCGTAGAAGATATAGCGCGACAGTTTCTGGTTGAACCCCTCGATGTGCCCGCGCTCCTGGGAGAGACGGAAGGCGGCGGGATTGCTGGAGAGGTCCGCCAGTGCCTTGTCGACCTCGGGGTATGCCTCCATCATCCCGCAGTTGTCGGTGATCTGCACGAAGTCGCTCTTGGCGGGCTGGACCCGTCCGTAGAGCTTGCGGAAAACCGGCTCGGGAATCCCGGAGCGAATGGAGGCGCGGTGCCCGGTGGGGAGGTTGCCCTCCATCCACACCATGTCGTCAAGGATTTCATTCGACTGGTGCAGAATTTCGATGACCTTGGAAACCTGGCCGTTGGGGTCCATGACCTTGGCCAAATCCACCAGGGTCGGGTGGGTGGTCGCCAGGGTCGTGGTAATGACCGCAGCGGCGCGGGTGACGTTGAGCTTTTTCATCGTGTTCTCCTTTCGGTTGGTGGAGGAAACATTCCCCCACTTCGCGGCTTACGGTCCGTCTCCAGACGGCCCTTGTTTATTTCTTCATGCTCGGATAAAGGGTGTCAGCGGTACTCTTGCCCTGGCCCCCGGTGTTCGAGATCTCGAAGGTGTCTTCGCGCATGTTTTGGGAAATCCGGTAGAAGATCCGCAAAAACTCGGGATGGTTGCCAATACCCAGTTCGTCCACCATGGCCTTCGCCTTTTCGTTCCCTTTGGTGATGGTGTTGAAGGCCCTCAGGGCGGCCGATTCGGCACCCTTCTTGATATCGGCGCCAATCTCCGTGTCATTCTCGGCGTCCTTGAGCCAGTTCCCGACGCGCTCCTGGTGCTGGGACATGATGCCGTCCATCGCCTTCTGCATCATCTTGGTCCCCATGTCGACAACCTTCTGCGCCTGATCCTGCGGCAAGTTCATCTCTTTGGCAATGGTCTTGAACTCGCCGAGAATATCCTGGTCAAGAGTTGTTCCCTCGGGGGCGGTGAAGTCGGCGTACTCTTCGGGGGCGCCGGTCGACTTCTCGCCCTCACCCTCGCCTTCACTGCCAGCACCTTCGCCAGTGCCCTGGTTCGTACCTTCGCCCGCGCCTTCTCCCCCGGCGCCTTCGCCAGCGGACTCCCCTGATCCTTCGCCGCTTTCTTCAGTCGTCAGAATCGCCGCGATCATGATCGTCAGAATTTTCTTCTTCGCGTCTTCGCTGTTCATCGTTCATCGCCTCCTGTTGCATCGTTAAAAATTGTTTCGGGCTCTCTTGCATGACCTCTGCCATGAGGTTAAGCCCCTGGTTTCGTGCCCCGTCGTTGAAAGCCGTGGTGTCGGGAGATCCAGCCACGAAAGAGGGGCGGAAGATTCCCGCCTGCCCCAGCATCCGCCAGACGAAGCGCCGGCCCTGCGCCGTACTCATGACGGTCTTCAGGTCTTCAATCTCGCGCTCGCGCCGGATGTTTGCCTTTTCCCGGTTCATCTACACCCCCCCGATCAGTCGCGTCAGGGCATTCACGTCCTGAACGTTGGTTTCACTGAGGGTCTTGGCCGCGTTCGCCCCTTGTGCCATAGCCGGGGCCATCTCGGCCATCTGTTGCATTTGCTGCTGTTGCGCCCGTTGTTGGCGAATGGCCGCGACCTGCTCGTCGGGGACGATAATCTTGGAGGGAATCCCCAACATGTCGCCGTACTCGTCAATGGCCTGGTCGATGTCGGCCTTGTCCAGGGCGTCGGGGCGCATCTGGGCGAGATTCCCCACAAAGCCGACGAAGCGCTCGATACCGCCAATGCCGATGAGCTTCTGAGCCTGAGCCATGACGGATGTGTACTCAACCCGCAAGGGCAGCCCCTGCAGTTCCTCGGGAGGCGGCGGGAACATGCCCCGGCGGAGCATGATATTGAAGGTGCGGTCAATCAGCGGGTCGAAAAGGTCATCATTCTGCTGCTCCATCATCGGACCGAGAACCAGCACCTTCTCCTGGTGGCGCTCCTCGATCTCACGGGCGGTCATCTCCGGGTTGTCACCTTGGGAGAGCATCAGCATCAGATCTTCGAAGAATGTCCGGCGAATCCTTCCCGAAACCTCTATGATGTCCTGCCGCAGCACGTCGATGATCCTGGCGTCGATGTCATAGACGGGCCGGATGGCTGCACCAGCAGACTGGGAGAGGTTGGGAATCCAGTTGACCCCGCCGGGGAGGAGATCGGTTCCGGTGTTTCTCAAGGTAGCATCGGCGTTCACTGGGCCGTTGACGATTTTGTCCATGGCCTGATACTTGCGCCGCTCTTCCAATTGCAGGGCCTTCACGCTTCCGAGGGCATCCATCCCCGGGCAGCGGGTGCCCCAGGCGTCTTCCCCGTTGACGTGCCAGCGTGAGACGATGGCGGGGAACTCGTCGAATCCGGAGATCCGCATGGGTGTCTTCTGGCCCTCCTCGTAATAGACCGACAGATAGGGCTTGTCCCTGGCGTCGAGCTTGCCGGGCTGGTTCGAGAAATTCGGTTCGATGGCGTGAACCACCGGGACCCAGGTGCCATAATTGCCGTTGTCCCACATCCCCTTGACGGTCGGAGAGACGTTCTTCTCCCCGAACTTGGCGACCAGCTGGCGCACGGTCATGGAGTATTCCCGATAGAGGGTGTCCACGTTCATGCGCTCGTTGCAGTCGATCATGTAGCTGCCAATGGGGAACGGGTAGCAGCGAATGACTTCCTTGTCGTCCTCGAGCAGACCGAAAGCCCCGGTGGCGTAGGCTCCGAGGCTGCTGTACTGTTTGGGCAATGCCGAGTAGAGATTCGAGCGGGCAAAGGTCTCGCGCATCAGCCGGGTCACGGTGTCCAGCCAGTCCTTGACCGGTCCGAACTCGCGCATCCCCGGATCAGGTGGGCCGAGAACGAACCATGGCCGGGCCGGAGAGCTCATCCCCGCCATCAGACCAGATTCAAGTGTCCGCAGCGATAGTGTCGCCGTCTCGTTGAGTATCCGCTGATTCATCTTGTCGCCGCGGTTGGTGTCGCTGCGCAGAAAACGCGAGGTGCGGGTGGAGATGAACTCAGAGATCTCCTGCCAGTGTGGCACGAAGGAAGATCTCTCGTTGCTCAGAGCCCCTTTCCGAGACTGCATCTTCTCGATGATCTGCTGGTTCTCGCTCTTGTTCATGCCCGTCCTTTACGTTCCGAGAAGGGTTTTACCGACAGTGGGTGCAGCGCCGACGGCCTGGCCTTGCGTCAAGAAGGTGTTGGAGGCGGCAGCGCGGCGGCGGCGGCGCTCATTGTCCCTCGATGTCACCACGGCCGCATCCTGCATCTCCGGAGGCGGTGCCGGCGGCGGGGGCGGGGTCGGTGCCCCCCCTCCACAAGTGATAATGGCGGTTCCCTTGTTCGTGAGCATCACATCCCTCCTGTCGGGTTGTAGTCGTGTTCCTTGCGCATTTGCTGTGCTGCCCGCTCCACCGGGTCATATTCCCCTGTCTGCTTCTTGAAGGCAACCTTCTTAGCGATGGGAAAAGCGAAGGTAACGGCCAGCGCGTCGGCCAGGTCTGGAGACTTGCCGGTGCGCTTCTTGATCTGGTCCTTCGGTTCGAGCAGCAGCTTGTCCCCCTGAAAAGTGAAGGTCGGGGCGGTCAGTTCGGTAATCAACTCCGGAAGGTACGGCATCGCTCCGCCGTTTTTTACCCACTCGGCCATCGTGAACCAGATCTCCGCCCGCTTGTTGGCGTACTTCGGATTGAAGGGCTTGCCGGCGAACTGGCAGTCGAACCAGGTACGGCCCATAGTCTGCCCGGCGTCGATGACTCCCGAGCCCCAGCCTCCCGTTCCGTCGATAATGGTCCCGTCGGACTGCCATTTGTCCTCAGACTGCGAAACATGACCAGCAAGGACATTGGAACGCAGGTTGCGAAAGATCTTTGGCCGGAAAGCCACCAGACCCTGCCGGGGGAACAAAACGCTGCGATCATCCCCCTCCCGGGCCACATCTACCCCGAGGATCTTGGCGGCAAAGTCGTAATCGGTAATGCGGTAGTGGCGCTTCATGGCCGCCTCTACGTCCTCGATTCCCAGGAGGGCATTGAAACCCACGGTCGGAAAAAGCCCGAGGATGGTGGCCATGATCCAGGGGTTGTCTCTGCCGTGCTCTTTTATCTGGTCTCTGGCCAGGTCGATATTGACGCGGGGTGTCCGCTTGGGGTCGTCCGGATCTGCGGTGATGGTGACCACCATCCACTGTCCGCGAAGTTTGGTGCACAGGTGGTAGAGCAGGCCCGAGGTGCTGGTCGGGTTACCGGCGGCGGCGATCAGGGCGTCGGTCGGGTTGCCGGTGAATATCTGCTCGGCGGTCCGCCCCACGGCCAGCGGCATCTCGCCGACCTCATCCAACAGGATAAACGGGAACTGGCTGTGCAGGCCAGAGAGAGCGCGGCCGATGGCTTCGGCGTCGGCGTCTTTGGCAAAGGAACGAGCAGAGAGAAACCACGTCTCGGCGTGATCGTTGGCGTAGATCTGCTCCTTGGTCCAAGTGAACTGGTCGGTCAGAAATTCGGAGCGCTTCTGCCATTTGGACATCTCGCTCCAGAGGTTATCTTTGAGGTTGTCGCGGGTAATGGAGAGGGCGGCCCCTTTCGGGTGCTCACCTTTGGCGGCGAAGCAGGACAACCGGTGCCAGCCGGTCCAGGCGAGCATTGTGCTTTTCCCTGGACCAGTACAGGCCTTCAAACACAGGCGCCGCCGGGGGTCGGGATTCCCTCCCAGCGAATTGAGCGCGTCGACCTGCCAGGGGTCCGGGTCCACGCCGAAGTTATCGTGGACGAACTGTGCCGGATATTCCCGCCAGGTGCGAAGCTTGGCTTTGGCGTGGTCCCTTTTACTCATGCGAGCGCTTCCCTTATACCATCAGAGTCGAGAATTTTGGCACTCTCTGCCACATCGTGTGCGTCAAACAGGCCGGCGGCCGCTGCCTCCATGTCTGGAAAGTGCTTGCTCAGGCACGGGATACAAATGCCGTGGGTTTCCTCTGCAACCCCCGGCTTCTCGCCTATAACGTCCTTGCACCATGCGCAGATCCGCCTCATCAGTCCCCCTCGGTGAGCAGGTCTTCCAGGGTGAGTTTGCCGGTGTGCTCGCGCTTGTCGGCCAGGCCCAAATCACGGGCGATAATGGAGGGGTTGAGCAGTTCGGCTGCGGCGCCGGAGAACTTCTGGTCTCGGATGATTTCCTCTGCTCGCATACAGACGGGAATAAAATCTTCGCGTTTTGCGTAGTCGGCCCAGGTCTTCCGGTCTATATCAAGGAAAATGCACAACCCGCCGATGGTCATGGCCCGCATCTTCGGCAGCTTCTCAATTTTGTTCTCTCCCTGGTAGGAGGTGAGCTTGGCCTCCCAGAGAGGATTATCCTCTACCCAGATAAAATATTGAGCACAGGCATCCCACAAATCCTCAGCGTTGGCAAAGATCGGCTTGCGCCCGTGGGAGCTTCTCGCTTCCCAGAAACAGTTTCCCTTAGGGGCAGCCATCACGCACCCCCAAAAGAGAAAGCGACCCCCGTAAAGGCCGCTTCCCTTTGACTTCCGCTTATGTCTGACCTCGCTGAATACATGGGGTCAATAAGAACACAAACGAGAAATTATTTCATCCCGAGATGTTCCCCGAAATAGAGGAACAATTAACCAAACCTCCCTGTCCTGATAAACGCCTTGCGGACAAAAACAAGAGCCAGCGCCCACCCCATACGGCCGAGGGACACCCCATCGGCCGAAACATCGTAGCTGTCAATCCGTCCGAATCGGGCCAGCGTAAACTCGTGCCGCACCACCTGGCCGCAGTCGTAATCCTCGATGATCACCGGGGCCAGGTGATCGAACTCCCGGTGCAGACGACCATAAAACTCCCTCAGAATCTCGGCGTTTTCCATCTGTTCCTCCCTGACAAGTTTGCATAAAAGGTTTAATCGGATTGGTCATCAGGCCACCAGGTCGAGGGGGGAGCGGATTCCGGAACCGTGGCCGGTGACATGGGTGTAGATTTGCGTGGTGCGCACGTCGGCGTGACCGAGGAGTTCCTGCAGTGTGCGGATGTCGGTGCCATTCTCGAGGAGATGGGTGGCGAAGGAGTGACGGAATGTGTGACAGCCGCCGGGAGTGGCGATGCCTGAGCGGCGGACGGCGGATTTGACGGCTTTCTGTAGAGCCGACGGGTGGAGGTGGCGACGACGCAGCGCCCCCGGCGAGCCCTCGCGGGTCCAGTCAGTAGGGGCCGCGGCGGGGAAAACATACTGCCAGCCCCATTGGTGCGGGGCCTGGGGATACTTGCGAACCAGAGCTTCGGGCAGGCTGCAGCCGATGCCGGCGGCTTGGTCGCGTACGTGGATCTGGCGAACGGTGGCGAGGTGCTGTTGTAAAGCCAGAACGATGGACCCGGGTAGGCAGGTGACGCGATCCTTGTCACCCTTGCCGCACCGGACGATGAGCTGCCGATGATTTCGCTGTTTTTCATGGGTTGTCCTCCTTTCGGTGTGTGCTATGCCGCTGGGTCGGCGGGGTAATTATGGTTATGAGGCCCTGGCAATGAGTACCGGACGCGCCCATTGCTTCTGCCACCTCATCCATTCTGTTGTTCTCTTCCCGCTTTTGTCTCGATACAGCATCGCCATCGGCATAAATCCTGCCTCCTGCGTTTCTCTCATCCGCCGTTCAGCGGCGTCGAAGCTGTCTTTCGGGTATCCGCACAGCACGTATGCTCTCAGGGTGTGGCTGGCGGTTGTCCATCCAGCATCAAGAAGCATCCGGCCTGCCCGTTGCAGCGGCTCCAGATCGTCGGGCGTGTCATACGCAAAAAACATCTGCTTCGGCCTTAACTCCCGCAGGGCTTCGACGTGCCACGATTGCAGGCGCTTCGCTTCGAGACCCCCGGTGAACTCCACCGGTTTGCGGTACTGCTTTTTCCCTGCGGCCAGCATCGCAAACACCCGCATTATATGGTCATCAGAGCAGGCAAGCAGGTTGTCGTCCAACAGGTTGTATCCGTCGGTGATGGTCAGTTCCCGTAACGGGCCTTCCCTTTTTGGCACAGAACAAAACCAGCAGATGTTCGGGCAACCCCTCGATGTCAGAGCGTATCCGCGCTTGACGTACATGCCAGGGATAAACTCGCCCCCTGCTTCGCCCGTGGCCGGTCCGCCGATCCGCACCGGGGCAACCGGCGCCCAATCTTTCGCCAACTTCTCGGCCAGGGGGAGGTCCCACGAAAACGTCACCGACACATGCACCTCGTCGGCCTCGTCAAAAAGGCCCGGTCCGGCTGCGACTCTCACCAGTTCATCATCTGGCGTGGCGGCGGTGCGTCTTGGGAAAACCCTGATAATTCGTTTCATGCCGCTGCCTCGGAAATAGGGGCCTCATAACAATCTAATCAACCGGATGGAATAATCAGCAGTGATCAAGCCGTTCCATCCGTCGCCACCGGTTATCAGTAACCGTTAGGGCGCAGGGTCAGCATTGACCCTGCGCCACCATTGTTCAACAGATTGGAACCAGCCTACGTCCACGGAACTCAGCATCGTCGGCAATTTTTACACCGGGAACATAGGTCAGGGCTTCAGCCACGGAGTTTGTGCCATCATGATTACGTTGATGGGTCGTGACCTGGACAACACATCCGCCGACAACTTCCATCGCCTTCGTACTTTTCATCCATCCCTCTTCCTGGTTGGATGCCTTGGAAAGCAACTTAAACATATCTCCGTTGCCAAAAACTACGATGTCCCTAATATTCTTTCTTGCGCCGTTTACATCGGTGTTGCCAAGCGACTTTTCCATAATGTTTGTACCTCCCTGAAAATGCGCCCTAACCCGTCAATTAAGAGGGACTGGTTAAACATGGGCGGTTCTCGATAAGGTCAGCAATACGCAGCCATTCTGCGCCAGCCCCTTATCTCTGATCGTTAAACCCCCATAGCCAGTCTCATCTTCCTGCGGTCTTTTTTTGACAACTTCTGCCTGGGTATTACTGCCTGGGCGGTGCCGTTCTTGATCTCGTATTCAACGCCATCGCTGGTCTTAAAAAACTTCCGCCCTTCCACCTCGTTGATTTTGGGTCGATAACAAAGCCGCCCCTTTTTTCTAGCCGATTCAATTTCTTTGGGTGTCATTTCCTTGCTCCAAATAAGGGGTTTAACCATCCAATTCAGCGAACGGAATTGGCGGCTGTGCTTCCCGTTAAAATCTTGTCGATCCTCGCCCGGCCCGTCGCCGTGCGCTGATCGGGGCGTTAGGAGTTCTCGTCTTCAATATCGTCGTCATGCGAGGCACTAAAAGGCAATTTACCCAGAATCTCCAGCGAGACTGCCACTCCCGCACGGAAAGCAGCGGCTATATCACTACCGGGTTCCAGTGTGATATCTCTGAGCTGGATGGTGGCGTCTCTATTTTCGGTGATCTGGCGCAGTTGGGCCACCTTATCCCCATGCCACTCCTGCAATTTGTCAACAAACTCTTCAATTTCCATCGGTAAACTCCTAACCATCCAATTCAGCGAACGGAATTGGCTTGACTGCTCCTCGTTAAAATCTCGCTGATCCTCACACGGCCCGTCGCCGTGCGCTGATCGGTAACCGTTATCTGCTCACGTTGACATTTATGTTGATTCCCTTTGCCCGGCCCTTGTCAAGATACCAAGCAATAAACAGGGCCAAAGCTACGTTTCCATCACTTACCATCATCCAATAAGTGTCTTTTCCGGTCAGCGCGGTCAGCACGGTTCCGATAAGGCATATGGCAAATGCAATGATGTAGTTCATCCTTTTCCGACCTCCACAGATAACCATCCAATTCAGCGAACGGAATTGGCGGCAGTGCTTCCCGTTAAAATCTTGTCGATCCTCGCCCGGCCCGTCGCCGTGCGCTGATCGGGGCGTTAGCGTGATCGGATCGCCTCGGCGCACTCTTCGGGACAAACGATTTCCTTCCCGATGCCCTCGCAGGTTCTGGCGCAAGCCTCGCGCTCGGCCTTTGTAGCTTCTTCCCACGCGCATTTTGCCAAGTCGTAGGCTTCCTTCGTCGGGGCTTGGAAACAAACGGTTCTCAGCCAGATTTCAAACATTGCGGGACCTCCTCTAACCATAAAATAAAGCGGACGGTTGCCACATGCTGCTTCTCGTTTACCTCAGCGGTTCGCAACCGTCAGCGGGCCGCCGCTTATTCAGGTCGTTAGATTTTAAACCGGCGCAAAGGTGCTGACCTCTGACCGCTCCAGCATTGCGGCGTCGAAGATGTGTTTCCCTAGATCTGGGTCTACCTGGTTGCGGAGAACCTGCCTTTTATTCTCGATCTTGCTTGCCGCGACTTCCGCAAAACCTTCAAAGTCCGAAATCTTATTTCTGGTGCGTATTTCTGCCGGTTTAAATTCACGCTTTCCTGCTGTAAAATTCGCCCAGAACAAATGCCGGTGGAGCTCAAACGCTGGCGCAACAAGGGGGGTGTAATACGGGCGCACATTTTCAACGCACCATTTCCCCTTGTAATACGTCTGCAAAAAGATGATTGCAGAATACAGCGACATATCCGGCAGAATGGGGGCAAATCCTTTACCGATAACCCCGACATTGTGCCGGTATTGCCCGTGACTTGGGCAGGGCGGAGATGCCCAAATGAAATCAAACTCAGCGTAGTGCTGTTCCAGATATGCCAGCGCGTCCCCCACTACCACCGTATCCTGAGGGTAGCGCTCCGAATAGACTGCCGCGATCAGCGGGTCAAATTCAACCGCTGTGACCTCGCACCCAGTCCAGTCCTTTCGGTTTCCTCCAATGCCTGCATATAAATTTAAAACTTTCAAGTTCTACTCCTTTAAGGCAATGGCCTTCGGCCAGCGCTGGTTTAAAATCTAACAATCTGATCAACCGGATGGAGCAAGCGGCAGTGGTCAAGGCCCGTTCTGTCCGCCGCCACCGGTTATCAGTGGCCGTTATGCGTCAACAACTTTTTCCCAGCAATCGTTTGAACAAACCCAACTATCGTCTATCAACTGTATCCCAGCGGGATGTACTGGACATCGATAATCACCATTTTCGGCCTCGCTCTTTTCACAGGTATAAACATCCTTTCCACACTCAATACAGACTACAATTGGGGCAGACGGATCAGCGCATAACCCCGCAATTGAGCTGGACTGTTCACTCTCTGTGCTTCTCGAATCCGTCATTTGTCCTCCAATCTCTGAGCGCAGCCGCTCATTGCTATCCGTTCGTTTGCACCAATCCCACTCAGGGGTCGCGCTCAACTTCCATAATCGCCCGCCCGATCAGCTCCGGTATCTGTGAAACTACGGCGTTTCCGAGTGCTCCGATGGCGCGCTCCATCCAACCGGAAAGCCCATCAACCACTCTACGAATTGCGGGTTCAGGTAGCCAGGTGCTTCCGCCAGAGCAGCCACTAAATCCTCCAGCCGCCCCCGGTAGTTGTGATCCTCTGGCAAGTGGGTCCGGAGTTTGTGCTTCATGCCGTCCGAAGCCCTCGGGGTCGGCAGCAGCCGAGCCTTGCCAAGCAGGCTCAAAACTGGCTTTTCCTTGTCCCCCCTGCTGTACTGGTACGTTCTTCCGTTCGCGTCGGTCCTCGTTATCGTGGGCAATAATCCAGACTCGATCTCGTCTATGAGGGGCATCGACGGCACAAGCTGGAATAACAAACGCCCACCAGGTGTAGTTCGCGGCTTCCAGGTCAGAAAGCACCTCATCGAGGCCCAAGCCGATGTGCCCAGCAACATTCTCGGCAATGACCCATCGCGGCCTGAAATCTCCAATAATGCGGTACATTTGCGGCCAGAGATGACGGTCATCTTCCGCGCCTCGCTGGTGCCCGGCATTGCTAAAAGGCTGGCACGGGTATCCTCCACATATAAGGTCAACTGATTCACTTATATTCTCCCTTCCCAATTCCCGCACATCCTCGAAGATCGGCACGTTGGGCCAATGCTTCCGCAGCACTTGTCGGCAGAACGGGTCAATCTCGCAGAATGCCACCGTCTCCATTCCTGCCCGTTCCAGCCCTAAACTGAAACCTCCGATCCCGCTGAACAGGTCTAGCACTCTCATGGTCACATCCAGTTTGTAAAAGCGCGAACTCGTGGGTATTGGTGCAAACGAACCAATCAGTGAACCGGACGGGTCACCACGAGTGCTCCATAGTGGCGGCACGACGCCGCCGGTTACTTCAACCGTTATTTCCCACGATGCTCCCTCAATCTCCTGGTCTCGATTTCATCCCTGGTGAAGCGTAGAGCCACCGCCGTTCCCTCGGGGAATGGAATTTGATTCTTTTCCTCGTCAATCAGGGCGATCTCCACCTGATGAAAAAGTCCGCAATCACAACAGCCGTGGCCGAAGGGATTTACCGTTGGCTGATACCATTCTCCGTCTTCGCCCTGGACGGCCTCTTCTCCGTTTTTCGTTTGAAATTTACCCGATCCTCCTTTTAATGTCGCCAGTTCGAGTTCGGCATAGTCCCTTTGTAGCGTCAAAAAATCATTATCGCTCATCGTAGCGTTCCTCTCTGTTTTCAAAGCGGGAAAATCCTCCGATCCAGGTTGCTGGGACGGTTCCCGTTGGTCCATTGCGCTGCTTGCCTATGATTATTTCAGCTTCTCCTTCGGGTGCCTGCGGGTTATAAACACAATCCCGGTAGAGAAAAAGAATGTTGTCGGCATCCTGTTCGATATCCCCTGACTCTCTCAGGTCGCTCATGGTCGGACGCTTATTCACCCTCTCTTCCAGTTTCCTGTTGAGCTGCGACAGGGCAATGACCGGGATGTTCAGTTCCTTCGCCATCCCCTTAAGTCCACGGGAAATGGAGCCGATTTCCTGCTGCCTGCTGTCTCCGTTACCCGTGAGGAGCTGCAGGTAGTCTACCACGACAAGTTCGAGTCCTGACTTCCGGTGCAGCGTCCTGGCCCTGGCTCTGAGTTCGGAAATGTTGATTCCCGGGGTATCATCGATCCATACGCCCGACTCCCTCAGTTGCCCCATTCCATTGCTCAGTTTCGGCCAATCCCCCTGATTGAAATTGCCGATCCGCGCTCTTGCCCCGTCGACCCGGGCGAGGGAGTAGAGTATCCGCTTGACCCATTGTTCCGTCGACATTTCGCAGGAAAAAATGAGGCTCTGTTTTCCGTTCTTGACGCTCACATGTTCGACGATGTTCCCGGCCAGGGCCGATTTCCCCATGGCGGGGCGACCGGCTATAATCGTCAAATCCGATTTGTTGAGCCCGCACATCGCGGCATCGAGTCTTAAAATCCCAGTTTCCAACCCAGTGATAACTCCCTTGTTTGCGTGACTGTATTCCATCTGCTTGTAGACATCTTTAAGCGTGTCCTTGACGTGTTTCGGCCCTTCTTTTTTACCGGTGTCCAATCTGAAAATATGCTCCTCGACCTTGGCCCGCAACTCCGCCGCGCTCATGGTGTCCACGTTGCGATTGATCGCCTCGGCGATACTCCTGAGCTTGCGCTTCGTGGACTGCTCGATAATTTGGGCGACATAGTAGCGCAGAACCCCCTCGGTATAGGCCGGGGTGTATTCGAGCAGTTCAGACAGGTAGGCCGAGCCTCCAACACTCCAAAGAACTCCCTTTTTTTCCAGTTCGGTAGTCAGGGTGATCAGATTGATCTCCATCTGGTTCTCGGCCATCTGCACCATTTCCTCGAAAATGACCCGGTGAGGTGGAAGGGCGAAATCTTTTGCCGACATCAGCGACAGAGCGAGGTCGACGGCCTCCGGTTCGAGAAAGCAACAACCTAGCGCTCCCTTTTCGTTATCCATTCAGGTCCTCCATCATCCTGTAGGCGGCCCCGTGGTGTTGAGAAATAGTCTTGCCGTGCTCGGTTTTCGGCTTATGAGCGGCAACGTCATAATCAACCCAGTCCTGCCAGTTGTTGAACCATGTCGAGCCGTTTTTCGGCTGCCGGTCAGGATTGAGGGCCAGCAGGTCGAGGTAGTTGTCGAGCGCTTGGTGGATGTTGGCCAGATCATCCTCGGTGTGGACAGTGGCCCGAAAATGTTTCTCTGCCGCCTTCTTTCCATCCTTGGCTGGATAGCGTTTCCATAACCGCTCAAAAACCTCTATACGCTTGTTCATCATGTCAAGGCACCCCATGATATGGGGACGAATGCTTTCGTCGCTCCTGCGGCTTCCTGGGTGTGCCAGACACCGTTTTTTGATTCTAGACAGAGTGTCGATTACATCAACTCGAGGGAAGAGTTTGATCCAGTCGTCTATATCGGCTTCGGTAATCGGATGTAGAGATTCGTCTTTGAGGATGATTTCGAGGGCAACGTCGGCGCAGGCCGACAAAGGGTGTTCTTTCTTTAGAGATGGAGATGGAGATGGAGATGGAGATGGAGATGGAGATGGAGATGGGCTTGTACGTTCGGTTAACGAATCGTTAACGATTCGTTGAACGTTCGTTAACCGCCTGTATTCTTCAGCAGATACGCCTTCGACACCCCGTCCTTTGAGGTCACGATAGATGGATGTGTGTGTTTTTGCCATTCGAGAAAGACGCGATTTGTCCGACCTGTCCGACGCCGACGAGGCATAACCGTTGTGATCGACCCAGTCATGCAGGGAATAAACGCCGTTTTCTGCAACGTCCAGCCAACGCAGTTCAACGAGCGTTGTAACGAACGTTGAAGGGTCGTTACCCCACTGGGCAGCGAGGGCGATGTCTTCCTCGTTCATGTCGTCCAAAATGCCACCAGATCGGTATTGAGCCGACCAACACCACAACTCTACCAGACTCAAAAGACCTTCGGCGCCGAGCTTACGCCTCAGCTTTATGGCTTTGGGGTGCCTTTGAAATGAAACGCTGATTCGAATATCGGTGTTCATTGTTGTCCTTTATTGCGCGGTTATCGGATCGTGGACCAGTTCCGTCACCGTGACTCCGAAGGTCTTGGCGATTATTTCCAACTCATCCAGCCGCCAGGATGTTTCCCCTTTTTCCCTGGAACTGTAGGTAGGTCGACCATCAGGTCCGCCTCTTCTCCCGGACCATCTGCGCCCAAAACTCCAGAAGGGTAGCAATCTCCTCGCTGAAACCTTCGCCGTGCAGCTCGAAATGTGTTTCGAGAATTTCAATGTCCATTTTGCGTAGCTTCACGCCGCGCAGGGAGACGCGCCGATAATTCGTCTTGTACTGGGCCAGATAGTCCTGACGATCCTGATAAGTTTCGGGGGCGGCCTGGATCTTCTTCGGCCGATCTCGAGGTTCCCGGAGTTTTTCAAGAGACAGCCCACCGTTCTCCATTTTCTTTTTTAAAACGAGGCACAGAGGATTTGCCGGGTAGCAATCGGAAAGTGGACAATCCTCGCAGTCAAACGCGGTGTACTCCGGCAGGTCGGTCGGATAATTCCGCTTTGTTCCCTTGCATTTCATGATATTCCCCCTGTTTTTCAGCCCAATCGTGCAAGAACATGGCGCAGTTGCCCACGTCGGCGGCCTCATGCAGAACATGACACCGGGATTCTTCAAACGCCCTCCAGGACATATCATCCATTCGACGCTCATAGCGGATGCTGGCATAGACCAGGGATAGACATGCCACCACCAGTTCCAGATACTCCGCCAGAGCGATCCAGAGGAGTCTGGCAAGGGGAAGGGTTGCCCATACTCCTTTACCACGGTTGCGGGGCAAATTAAGAACGTACATCATCTTCTCGCGGAACACCGCCGTTTCGATAAAACCTCTCATGGTTTCCTCCAAGGAAGATAGTTGTGAAGGTATCCGTCGAGGATTCGTCCCTTGTCCCTTCCGTGCATGGCCGCGTTTACGAACGGGACGGACCGATAGGCGTCGATATGGGGATTCGAACCCCACCCCTTGAAGAAAAAGGGGATTTCCGCTTTTTCGGACTGGTCACGCAGGTCTCTGAACCAGTCAGGATGTGCCGACCTGGCCTTTTTCCCGGTCTCCCCGCCAGCGAGAACGCACCCTATCCCCATGTTGTAGGGCTCCGCCCTGTCGCCGGGGATGACAACGGTTTTCCCCATGTAGGCGGAGAGGTCCAGAGGGGAAAGAAGCGGTTCGCAGAGCAGACCCTTGTTGCCGGGAACTTCCAGCAGGTAGGGAATTCGCTCGTCGGCACGTTGTTGGTCCTCCACGGTGAAGAGGTGCCAGGCGTTGGGAAAATCACAGTACGCAGCCTCTCGATGCCAATCGGCGCACCGTTTCGCTCGCTTGGTGATGATCAGGAATGTGTGTTCCTGACATCGGTCGATGATGTCGAAGGCTTTGGCAATAAACTCGTCCTCCACCTTTTCATGATAGAGGTCCGTCCACACGGCAAAGACGGTGGACTTCCGCACGGACAGTGGAAGAAAAAGCAAGTCATCCCTCACGCGCACCGTGCCGTTGAAATATGGCCCGAAGGATTTCCCCGGGCAGGTCAACCCCCCATATGTCTCCCGGATCTTCTCGTTTTTCTGGTGACTGCGAATATGTGCCTGTTCAGCGGCCCAGCATCCGCGGCAACCCGGTGAACAGGGTGTGCATCCCTCCACCAAGGACCATGCTTTATCCCAAAATTTCCCGTCTTTCATGACACCTCCTCGATCAAATCAAATAGTGATGGCATGGACACTTCGCGCTCCATGGCCTTGAGATACTGCACACTGTCAAGAAAATATTGTGGATTCAACTCACTCCCATGCCCCTTGCGTCCCAGCTTGAGCGCCCGATAGGGAACCGTCCCTAGTCCACAGAATGGGTCATAGACCAGTTCCCCCTCGTTGGTGTAGCGATTAATCAGCCGGTCGACAATATCGAACTGCAGAGGACAAACATGGAGCATCGCCCGCTTCTGAGATTGAGCGGTGTTGAGGGTGATCATCCTGTTGATGTCGGTCCAAACGTCGACATGGTGGGAGCCCGGCGCCAGGGACATGAAGGATGACGGCAACGCTCCGCGCTTTTCCAGGTCTTCGCCGATCTTGATGTGAAACTCGTAGTCATAGAGATTCTGTAAGCTGTATTCGGTGAAGGCTCGAGCCAGCTTGTCAGGCCCCAAAGTTGCCAGTTCCTCGGCGGTCAGTTGCCGGTCGCCGGAGGACCTCCAGAATGCGTGAGCGTCCACCTGCCAGCGTGCTCGGGTGTAGTTCTTCTTCTCCTTCTTCACTGGAAGGTCGGCGTACCCCTTGGAACGATCGGTTTGCGGTTTGCGAAAAATCACCACATACTCCGGCGATCCCACCCCCATTTTTGACCCGTCTTTGCACTGCTCGCTCCATCCGAGGCGGTAGGTTTGATTGTTCTCGCGCACCACGTCGGTGACGACGGTGATCATCCCCATGTAGTCGAAACCATGCTTACGGCCGTGCATGATGGCTTCACAGTGAAAAGGGGAGACGGTCGGCGCCCCGGCCCCGGTGACGTTGCCGAACAATATCCGGTCTTTGACATGGCAGGCGTAGATCCTGCCGGGCTTGAGGATGCGCAAAAGCTCTGGCGTGAGATAGTCCATCTGTTCCCAGAAATGGCCGTTGCCGTCGGTGTGGCCGAAGTCGTTGTAGCTCGGGGTATATTCGTAATGATTGGCGAAAGGAATGGAGGTCACAATCATATCGACGTGGTTCTCAGGTTGACGCTGGGCTTCCAAAACACAGTCGTTATTTACCACCGTGAACCGCTCCCCTGTCACCTCCATCCGCTCACATCCGATGGTCCGAGCCAGAACGTCGGAGAGGCTGAGATGATTGAGCCCATGTTTCTTGATGATCGCGGTCATGTTGTTCACCAGCCTTTCATGTTGCTGCCATTTATCTTGCAGGGTCTTGAGGATCTCCCGCTCGGCTTCCGAATAAATGATGTGGACCTCCACTTGCTGTTTTTGAAGAAAGCGGTGGATCCGGTGAATGGCCTGGATGAAGTCGTTGAACTTGTAGCCCACTCCCAGAAAGATGGCTTTGTGGCAATATCGCTGGAAATTGCAGCCGGACCCGGCAATGACCGGCTTGGCGGCGAGGTACTGAAACTTCCCGTCGGAGAAATCGCAGATGGTCTGCTCGCGCTTCTCCAGATCCTGCGATCCATAGACCTCCACCGCTTCCGGGAGGGCCTCGTGAATGGCGTGGCGCTCGGCTTCAAGGTCGTGCCAGATAATGTAATTGGACTCAGTGTCCTCTTGCAGGATCTCGGTCATGCGGGCGATGCGCACTGGCAGGGAATCGCGCTTCTCGGCGCTGGCCGCCTGAAGTCCCGCCGCGGCGTCCTTGAAGAGCATCCCCTGCCCGTCTTTTTCCGCTCCGGCCAGTTCATGATTGGTCTTCACTTCGTGGTAGATGACCTTCAGTTTCGGCAAGTCGTAACCGTCATCCGGATATCCGAGGTCGGAGGGTTTTTGAAGGAAAATAGCCCAGGAGTTTAGCCAGAGATAAAACTCAGCCTCTTTGTGCGGGTAGAGTGTCAGATTGTTTGCCTGGGTAGAATCACGCTGGAAGAATCGAGTGAGTGCCTGCCCGGTATCCATAACCCCGAGAAACCCGGCGTAGTGGATCAACTCCTTGTAGCGATTCGGGGAAGGTGTCGCGGTGGCGACAAACTTATGCTTCACCCCGGCGAAAAGGGGCAAAAACTCCTGAAAGGTCTTGCTGCCGTAGGAGCGCAGGATAGACGCCTCGTCTAGGGAGACAACGGAAAATTGCCGCGGATCGAGGCGACCGTCGCGGATGCTCTCGTAGTTGGTCAGATAGAAGTCGTGCTCGTCCTCGATCTCTTCGGTGCGACGGATGAACCTGAACTCCACCCCAAAATTTCGGCGAATGTCGGCGATATCAAGTCCAAGGTCATTCGCGCTGGCCTCCCACTGCTCGCCATGGAGAAGGCCGTCGCGACGGAACTCCTGGCGCACTCCCAGCGGGCAGACAATCAGTGCCTTACCTCCGCACTCGCGCCGGGTCAGCCTCACGGTCTCGATCTGCTGAGAGGATTTTCCCAATCCAAAGGCCTCGAAGAGTGCCCGGTTTCCTCCTTTGACCGCCCACTTGACACAAGCCGCCTGGTGGGGTCGCAGTAGTGGGTTAATATCCCCACATTCCACCTCGTAGCCGTCGAATCGGGCTAAGGGGATCTTCTTTTCCAAAAAATCAAGATAAGTCACTTCACTCTCTCCTTGTAGGCCAGTTCGATCTGTTGTTCCCTCTCATACTCCTGCGCCGCGGCGATGGCGAGCTTCAGCGCCCGCTTGGCGGCATATGGCTCCGAGGCTTCGTTGGCGATCAGCAGTTCAGTGACGACCTGGTCGGCCAGTTGAATCTGCCGGGTGCGTGGATGGATCATTTTGACACCGTAATTCGGATTTGGCCCTCGAGTCCCCAGATCTTCGTTGTCCGGATATCCCATACTCCCGAATCGTCGGGGAAGACGGCATCCATCAGTGCCTTGGTGCAATTATCAATGTCTGGCTTTTGGGTGTGCGGTGCGCCGTCCATTTGGTCCCGCTTTTTACGACTCCAACTCGCCGGCATCGGAAGAACAAAAGTCACATGTGCCCCGGCCTCGGGCAGTGTCACATTGGCTAGGCGGCACTCATCTTTAAACGTGTGGTATCTGGTGACCACCTCTCGTTTCTTCCACTTGTCCCGCTGCGTCTGTCTGGGTTTGCCCATGGGAACAATCGGATAGTTCACCGTCATTGGGATACCTCTTTCAGTTTCCACACCCGCACCATGCGGGAATGGTTGGACGGCAGGGTCGACTTCTTAAAGCCGACATACCGCCATTCGGAGGGGCGCCACACTGCCCCCCAGCAGTTGCGATGTTCCGGCTCAATTCCCCAGCAGGCGGCATATGCTCTGAGGTCATCAGATGTGACGCTCCCCTTCTCGGTGGCAATCTCCCTAGCTCGGGTGCGCATGAGGGACAGAAAGTCGCCGTGGTGCGCCTCGATGATGGCGAGACCTTCGGCCTTGCGCTCTTCTCCGGTGAACATGCTTATTTGCATTTCAGCAATCCCTCCGTGATTGCGGCCCCTAGAGTTTTGAGGGCCAATTCCCATTGACCGTTCCACTGTTCGGAATCTTCGTGCATTTGGCGGTGGCAGGGATGACAGAGCGGTATCACCGCCCAGTCCGGGGCCTTCATTGCGCCACCGCTCAGGTTGCCTACTCCCTTGATGTGGTGGGGTTCGGCGGGAGAGCCACAGATGATGCAGGGCCGCGTTTTGATCCAGGCAATGTACTTGCGACTTTCCCAGCGCTTCGGCTTGGGGAATCCGTAGATGGCGGAGTCTTCGCTCATGCGTTCCCCCCAAAAGCCTCCCGATATAAATCCTCGGGGTGCGGCAGCTGAATGTTCAGGTTCCGGGCGTCTTTTTCTATTTCATCGAGGTATTCGGTCATCTGTTTGACGTTGGCGGTGGTAGTGGATGTGAGTTTGACGATCCGCTTAAAAAGCATCTGCGCCCTGTCCTTCATCCCCGCCCGGTAGACCTCGCGAACAGCCTCGATCATCTCGGCGAACTCCAGATCATCCCGCTCGTAGATGGGGACCAGAAACCGCTCCTTGTTGCGCTCGTGGATCTCCTCCTTCGACTCTCCAAGTTCGGCACCCATGACGGTATTCCAAACCCATAAAAGGCGGTGTTGAGCAACAGATCGGTTCGCCTTGAACTCGCGGATTTCAACCTCCTGGGGAGGGTCGAGGGTCAACCCCTCGACGATCTCCCGCAGGCGGTTACGATCCTGTTCTGTGCGAAGGACGGTTTTCATGCGCGGAAGGCCTGGAGTTGAGAAACGAGCTGGTCAACCTCGTCAAGAAGGGAAATGACCTCGTAGCGGATTTTTTCAATGGCGCCGTCGTCCCGGAACAGGCGTCTGACGAACAGCTGCAGATCAATCGGCATCCGCGGGTCATAGCTGACGAAATCACACCACTGCCGCTGGCAACAGTCCATCTGGAAGAGCATCTGATTGACGTGCTCCGGCGGGACTTTTCCTCCCAACATCCATTCAACATGGGTCGCGGTGTCGGGGCATTTGATTTCGCACATGCCGTCGGTCGCAATCAGCCCGTCCGGTGAACACCCCGCCATGGGGATATAGGCGTGATCGACAAACCCGACCTGGGCGACGGGAGTCCCGGTGATGAACTCGTAGGCTTCGCGGGCGAAGGGTTCCTGTTCCGTGCCCCACATCATGGCCCCGTTGGTGAAGGTCTCGGTCTTCTGCCCCGTCAGCCGTTCGACGGCCAGCTGCACCCGATAGTTCTTGCGACCTGCCGCCTCGCCGCCGTTTTTAAGTTTGGCCATAGCATCGTTGATTTTGGAGGCGGTCGCCTTGCCAAGTCTGCATTGGTGCCACTCCTCTGTCCCCTGGATGATCTCGCTCATTGTTTCGGCTCCTTCCGTTTTTTCTCCAAAGCCCGGATGGCGGACTCGTAGTAGGCTGCGGGAATGTCGGCGATTGCCGAAACCCGCATATATTTGCAAAAGGCTTCCACGTCGGCCCCCGTTTCGCAGATCAGGCCGTCGATGTTGGCCAGCTGCTCGTCGTCCACCAGTTCGATCTTGGGCGATTCGCTTTCCTTGGCGTCGTCGTCCTGGTCGGCCGTGGCCAGGCCAGTAATCGCCAGCAGGGTGTAGCGTTCGAGGTAGGTGATGGTTGAGGCGACCTGTTGAATGGCGTTCTTCTTTCCAGAGTCGTCCTTCCCCGCCTCCATCGTGACGGTGGTGCAGTGCCCGAGTTCATGGGACAGCTGGCAGGTTACCGAGATGTTGCCGCCCTTCTGTTCGACATCCCACGAATGGGAGAGTCCGTGCCGGCCCATGATGGGGATGATGGTCTGAACGATGTTCCCAAGGGTGGCATGTGTGTAGCCGGTGAAGGTCCCGTCCTTGTTGGTGTAGCCGACCTTCTTGTCTTTGACGATGTTGATCGTCTCGGACTTGAAGGCGGCGACGGCCCGATGGTAAGCCTTTCGCGCCTCGTTCTCTTCCCATCGCAGTTGCAGGGCGAAGAGCTGCTCCATCTTTTCCATTGACGCACCGGACACGTTCGCCTGCTGGATCAGTGTCATCGGGGTGATGTCCCCCTCATGGATGGTCACCGGGTTCTGCCGAACCAGTTCGTTTTTTTTGCTCATCTCGGCCTCTCTATTTCCCTGCCCCCGTCGGGGTGGATGGTGATTTGTTTGTCGGTGTAGCCGACGCCGTTGCAGATCAGACACAGTTCGGGGAATGTGCCCTTGCAAAACCAACAGAGTTCCGTTTCAAGTATCCGCCGCGGCTTCATTCGGGGTCCTCCACGGCCAGCTTGTCGGCCAGTTGTGCGGCGTAGTCCACGACGGCGGAGATCTTCTTTTTGATACGATCCATCGCCCTCTGACCCTCGGGGGTAGTCAGGAATGGCCATTTAACGGCGAGCAGATCTAGGGCGAAAGACTGAATTTTCTCCTGATCCGGCTTCAGCATCTCCTCACGCTCCTTAGCCATCCGCTCGGCTTCTTCCCGGGCCAGGCGTTCCCGTTCTTCGCGCTCCTGCCGTTCCTTGAGGTCCTGTTCGGCGCAAAGGCGGGCCTGCTCCTGCATCTCTTGCCGGCGTTTCTCCTCATCCTCGGCGCGGATCTTGGCCAGGCTCTCTTCTTCGATGCGGCGCTTCTCGGCTTCCATGGCCTCCTGTTCTTCGCGCAGCTGGCGGCGCTCGGCCTCGATGCTCTCCTGCTCTTCCCGGATGCGGGCCTGCAGCGCGGACTCGCTGCGCTCGCGCTCTTCGCGCTCTTGGCGCTCCTTCTCCTGGCGGGCTGTTTGCTCGGCTTCGGCCTTCTCGCGGGCGAGGCGCTGCTCCTCCTCAAACTGGCGGCGCTCTTCGGCCAGCTTCTCGGCTTCGAGGCGCTGGCGCTCGGCCTCGGCTTCGGCTTCGGCCTTGGCGCCGTGGAGCTCTCCGGCCTTGTCGGTAAACTCGATCTGCCTGCGGCGGGCTTCTTCGGCAAACTCGGCAAATCCGTCCGCCTCGGTGATTACCTCTTCCTGCTGGATACGTTCGAGAATCCCCTGCGCCGGAAGGGAATGAAGGGAGAGCAGGGCAGAGTCTCCATATCTGGATTCGATGCGGCCCTTGATCTCGTCCACCCGCGCCCGTTCCTTGGCTTCGGCTTCGGCGATGACGCGAAGTTTTGCCTGGCGCTCCTCTTCCCGGCGGGTTTCGTCGGCCTTAATCAGAGCGTCAAGGGGATCTTCGATTTCGCGCAAACTCTCGGTAATCCGCTTGGCCTCGCCGTCGACGCGACGGCCAAACTCCAGAGCGTCAGCCTTCAGTTCCTTGCGCTTATGCTCGACGGCCACCCGCAGCTCCCGGCACTCCCGACGCCCTCCGGCGGCCATGGCCCGCGAGGCGGGATCTTTGATCTCCTGCAGGTCTTTGTACTTCGCGGCGAGTTCGGCAAGCTTGGCGTCGGTGACGCCGTACTCCTTGGGAATGTTGATGCTCTGAATTGCCAAATCCATCTCTCTCTCCTTTTTGGTCTATTCCCCGTGACCGTCACAGTCACAATTGATTTCCCACTCCCCGCACTTGCGGCACGTCGGGAACTCTTCCGGCTCGAATGCAAAGATGTCATCCTCGGCACTTCGCAGCCTGTTCTTGTCTGTCACACCGATCATTGGCCCCCCATCATGACGTCAGTTGCCGCCAGCATCGTTTCCGGCGACAGGGCGAAGAATGCCATCAGCGCAAGCGCCGCCACAAGTACAGCCAAAAGTAGTGCCGTGGCTATTCCCTCGCCGTAACTCCGATATGATGCCGTCCGCGATTTCCAGATCATCCTTGCCTCCATGCAATTGAAGCCGATAAGCGGCGGACTGCGCCCATCTCGCCAGACTCATGCCTTCCCCCTGCGCTCGTCTTTTTTCTGCTCCGCCTTCAGGTGGCCCTGAATCGCCTTCTCGGCCTCCTGCGCCAGGTTGGTCCCCTTGCGGGCCGCCAGAGCCTTCAGTTCTCTGTGCATCTCGGGGGTAATTCGGATCGGTTTCGTTGCGGTCTCCATGGTTCTCTTTCTCCCTGTGAAAGTGTTATCGTTCGCCTTATTTATACGGTAACTTTTTTCCATTGTCAACAATAAAAATGGAAATATTTTACACCGCCGAGAAGCCCGCTTGCCGCCCCTGAAAGTGAACGAAAAAGGGCCAGCCGATTGGCTGACCCCATGGTCTTCTGGTGATCGTCCGTTACTTATTTGCGGTGCGGCTGTATCACGCGCCGCCCGTTTTGGCACCGGCTGACGGTTGATTTGGCACCGCTATATCGGAGTATGGGCAGTGGTTCCATCAGCATTTTTCCACACACTAGATGCTGCACTACCAGAGGCATACACAACCCGGCCAGTAGTTGAGTTGATGATTGTTTTTCCATAGTATTTAAAGGCGGTGTTTACAACTGAAGTCAAACTATCAAGTTCACTGCTCGCCCAACTTTTTTTATAATGGCCCTGACCATAATAAACTCCATTCAAGTTACTATTTTCGACGTTGTGTGTATCATAACCACTATTGAAAACCGCAACCGTGGCAGTAATAACACAGTTTTTAAAAAAGCAATTAGTCGAATAACTCGCTAAATATGTTAATGGGCTAGCGGCATCTGCAACTAAGTTTTCTATTGTACAACCACTGCAGTTTGTAAAAATCCGGCCTGCACCCTCAACCTTTGCGCTGGTAATTCTAGTATTGGTAGATGCGCGAACAAGTGTTGCATCGTTATCTAATACTGCATCAATGTGCCCTATCCTCCCGTTAACGGCGGAATCTATAAATCGATGATTCGCCGACAAAACTGACACCTTTGCCATACCTATAACAAAGTTACTCACGCCCAAATTCAAATAGGTGTAATAAACAACGTCCGTTTTTGCACAGTCAGAAACATCTAAATAATCAATTACTATCTCCTCCAAACCAATTTCACCGGAGCCGTTAATAACCCATATTGCCGACCTATTATATCCACTTGCCTTTAAAAAACCTATGTGAAGATCTTTCGTGTTTCTCACTACAAACCCGTCATCAATGTAATAGACAGTGGGGTAAACTGGATCAGATGCGGACACATAAGTTGGGTTAATATCGAGATAGTCGATAACGACCCCTGATGTAAAATCTGCCGAGGTTGTCCCTATACTGCCCACTCTATGACCCTTGCAATAACCTATATGGATATTTTCGGAGGTTCCAGACCCCGCATTGGATTCAATGTCAAACATCATAAATCCCACTTGAGAGCCCGTCACACTGGCAACATCAATATCTGTGCCGCTCACAACACTTAACACGTTGCGAAAAATATTATTTCCGCTTACGTTTCCTATCATTATTTGCGACACAATCTCACCGGTGACCCCCTGCCCGATATATACAACATCACCTCGGATGTCTACGCCGTGAATATCACCGATTGTTATCATAGATATGTTGCCAGTAGCGGCATCGGCTCGACAAAAAATACCGTGATTTTGTTCGTCTGTATCGGTAGCAATATTCCCGCGCAACGTGCAGGATTCGACCGTTGCATTGGAACCAATAATATTTATTAGTCTAGTTCCTACCGGCACCCCTGTCTTTTGCTGGAATATGGTAGTTTTCCCAGCTGTGAGAATACTCTTCCCTGCGGGAACACTGATGTAATCACAAATATACGTCCCCGCCCCAAAAAACACAGAATCAACGACCTGATACGCCGAGGCGATGACTGTATGGCTAAATTCAACACCTTGAATAATGCCGAATACCTCGGCTGATACTCGTGTGTCTTTACCCAGCCATTCCCACAACCACGCTTCCGACCCATCCCCGCCCGTTGGCACGATGATGGACACTCCATCATCCGGCTCCACCCCGGTTACAGCCGTGTAATAGCCAACACCTTTCCCATCCACCCACCGCCGCACCGGACCACCACCGCCATCCCCCGCAGCATAGTAGCCGAGCACCTGCACAGCCGACCGCCCCGGCGAGCCGGTGATCAGCCGCAGGTCGGCGATGGTCGCGACGCGATGGACGATCCCCTTTGCGGTCGTGCCCACTTCGATGTCGGAGACCTTGAATACAGCCGTTTCCGCATAAACCTGGCCGGGGGAACAGATGACCAGGAGCGCCACAATCGGCGACCAGTAACAGAGTGCCCGACGGATCATTTCTTTCAGCATTTTTTACCTCCCTTGGAGTTGAGAATTACATCCGATACCAGTTGTTATTTGCAGATCGGGGGAATAGACGCACAGTCTCGTCAGGCATCAGCATGTCGGCGGAGGCGTAGCCCATCACCGTTCCGGAGTCCGGGACCAGTTGCACCGCATTCTCTGTGGCGTCGGCTTTGACGATGATGGTGACCTTGGCGCTCGGGTCGTTGGCCGCCGGAAGGTTGACCTCGACCGGACCGGCAGAGGCGTCGGCGAAGACCACCGCGTCAGCAGCTCCAACCGCGTCATAGAGGGTGACCCGGTTGGTTGCGGCCAAGGTCTCCACGGCCAGAAGATACGCCTCCAGCTCATCGATGGCCCGTTGTCGGTCCTGAATCATCATCACCGCATGGTCGAAGGCGTCTTCATGAACCTCGGGCAGAAAGTTGTTGCCCTGGTTGCGAATGTCGGTCTGCTGCAGGGGGGAGGTGTGACGCTCCAACAGCAGATCCGTGTCGGCGATCAGCGATGTGGCCAGGGTCAGACTTCCGCCAGAGTAGGACCCGGCACCGTTGAGGGAATAATCCACGCCCTCGGTCAACAGTGTTTTGACCTCGACAAGGGGATTGTCGTCCGGGTTATCGATTCGGTAAACCAAGAGGTCCGCATTGTCCAAAAAGCGCCAGGAGAAGGTGAAGGGTCCCGCGCTTCCGGAACCGTGGAACCTCTGCGAGCTGGTCGTCGATAAAACCGTCATTACTTTCTCCTTTCACCGAATAAGAGGCCCTTGGCAACGTCTGCGCCGTCCTCGGGCTGAATGTCGCCGTTCCACACGTCCCAGATATAGCGGGTGGTGTTCTTGACCTGTCCCGTCGGGAGTCCGAAGAGATAACCCGGCAGGTCGAATGCCTGGAAGACAAGATCATCAACGTCCTTCTCCCCCTCGATGGTCTGCTCGATCTGCCCCGGGAGCCTGGTGGTCATCTCCAGAGCCCTCGACAGGGGAGTGAGGGTGTAGCTGTAGCCGTCCTTCCAGACGTTGGCCATGTCCCGCACGACGGGAATCGTGCCGAGAGGGTAGAAAAGGATTTCGCGGGCCGCCCACTCCAGCGGGTCCTCGTCGTCATCCGGTCCCCGGTTGGCCAGGATCTCCGATATCAGGGCTGGCGCCATGACCATGACGAAAGACTTGAAGGCCACGTCCATGAAACCGATCTCGCCGATGCCCTTGAGCCGCCCCATGTTGCGCAGGCGGTTGTAGAGCACGGAGAAGTAGGAATAAAACATGGTGAAGAGCTTCATCAGGTCGTTGGAGCGCTGCACCGCCGCCAGGTCTTTGGCTCCCCCGGCACCCTGCGAGAGACGAACCGCCCGGTCCCCGGAAGTCACAGCTTCCTTTTCCGAAAGCCCTTCAGCTTTGGCCTGCTCGTAGGCCCCCATCCACGTCGGTGTCGAAACTATGGCGTCGAACAGGGCAATCCCGCCGAAGCTTTTGGACTGAATCCAGGCAACAGCGCCCTTCTTGCCCATGAGCTTTCTCACCCCGTCGCGGATATCGCGGTCGAGGGCGTTGGAGCGGTGGCGCATCTCTCCGGACTTCGCATTGACCCATGCCCTGGACTCGAAGGGGTGCCGGGTGAACTGCGCCAAACCTTTGGCCAGGTAGCGCCCCTTGACGATATCGAGGGACTGGGAGAGGCCGGCAATCTGAGTGAACATGGTGGTCACTCGAAGTCCCATGCCAACGATGGTCGAGTTGATCCTCAGGGAGGTGAAGAAGTTGGTCCAGAACTGATTCCCCGTCTGGTCGATGTTGCGGTCGTTGGCCACGCTGGCAAGCCACTGGGTCAGCATCCGGTGATAGGCCGGTCCGGCGGTGGCGTTCAGGGTGCCCTTGGTTTTCGTCAAAAGTCTGTTGCCCGTGATGATCGCCTCGCGGTGCGTGAGGTCGTGAATCACCTGGGCCAGGTGTTGGGGAATGACTCCGAGGTTCAGCAGGATCGGATAGGCGGCCTGCTCGAGCCTCGCCTTGGTGTGCCCCTTCTCGGTGGTGGCCCGCACATAGTTGGAGTCGAAGAGTTTATCCGCCCGGGCGTCGGCATGCTTCTCCCCGGCGGCGCTGTAGAGGGGATCGTAGACCACGGGGAAGTAGCCCCCATTGAAGGTGCCGTACTGGTTCGTGATCTCCCGCGCCTCTATCTTCGGAGGGGTGACCCCGGAGAGTCGCTTTTCCATGGCGGCGATCTCCGGCCACAGAGACTCGATGGTGTCCCATACGCTCTGGATGAAGGCCCAGTCGGTCCCGTCCATGCGGGAGAGGATATCCTCGATGACTGCAGGTGTCCACTCCCGGCCCTTCAGGAGTTTGTCATAGTTGGAGGCGTTGCCGGTATTGAGGGCGGCGGCAAGGATGGCCTGCCGGGTCAGGGATTCCCCGAGAGAGGGGATGTAGATCTTCTCCAGGAGAACGTTGCCCTTTTTGCTGCCGTACTCCCGAAAGATCTCCGCCGTCTTCTGTGTGTACTCTTTGGTCAGGTCGAACTCCCGAGCCTGCGCCTTGGCCAAAGGCTCGAAAATCATCCTGTTCCAGGGTCCGTTCACCTTCCCGCCGTCGAGCCATTCAATGAGCTGTTCGGCCTTGAGCAGAGAGGCGTCGAGTCGGGAAATCTTCTCCCCCTGTTTATCCAGCCAGGATCGCGTCTCCTGGTCGATAGGCAGGCGCTTGGTGTCGAAGTGTTCTTCGGCCGAATCCGAGAGCTCGCGGACGGCCTCGGCAAGTTCGATCTCTTCCCCTTCAATGCGCAGATAGTTGACTTCCCGCGCCAGGTGCTCGATGTTCTTCATCGCATCTCGAACGGCCCTCAATTCGTCAATGGAAAGGGTCTTGTAGTTGCGCCGGCCGATCTCATCCAGAACAGACTGGGGGATGGCCGCCTCCAGTCCCATATCCTCCTGCTGGCGAGCCCATTCCAGAAGACTCTGGCGCTTCTCCAACGTGCCCCGGGAGACCGCCTTGAACTCGTAGCGCTCGAGAATGCCGTTGATCTGGTCGAGATAGTCCCCGCCGGCCTTGCCGATCCTCGACTGAGAGGCGGGTTTCTCCAGGCGCTTGGCGTAGTCAACGATCTTCTCCGCTTCCTCCCGGGCCGCTCGCGCCTCGATGAAAAGGAAGTGGTTCAACAGCTGCTTGCGCTTCTCTTCGGCGGCGGTGATGTAGTCCTTCTTCGTTGCGGCTTCGAAGGCGAGTCGTCCAGCCTTCTGCTCGGCCTTCAGGTAGAGGTCAGGGCGGACATCCCCGAGCGCCTTGGCCCCGATCATCTGGGCGGCGAAGAGGCGGAAGGCTTGAAGCGGGGGAATGGCGTCAATCTCCTTGCGCCCCTGCTTTTCGGTCTCGGCCTGTTCTTTTTGAGCGGCCTTGACGAAGGGGGAAACTTCGCGCTGCTTCTTGCGCAGGGCTCGGAGCTCGGCTTGCAGGACCTTCCCCCGCTGGTCGGAGTGCACGGAGTTCAGCGCCTCATCGGCAATGGAGCCGTCCAGCATCATGTCGCCGTAGGTCTCGCGCATCCGAACGTCGGTCTCGGCCTCGACGGCTTGCTTCATCGGCGACGTGTTGACCATGGCCTGCACCATCTCGTCACCGGAGGAGAACCCGAAGACCTCGGCCACCTCGTCGGGGTGCAAGCCCCCTTTTTTGGTATAGACCCGCTGGAAGGCTCTCGGAAGTCTTTTGACAAAGGGTTCCCCGTACATCTTCACCAAGTCCGCCTTGGCGATCTTGAATCCTTCGACGGCGTTCCCCTCGAAGTCCTCCCCTTTTGTCAGGACCTGGAATGCCTGATAGACGGGATTCTTCTTCGCCTCGGCCTCGACGGTCTGGCGCACCTTGGCCCGCTCATCCTTCCACCAGGCCTTTTGCTCGCGGGAAAGCTCGTCCATGAGCTTCTGCTGCAGGTCTCTGGTCGCCTCCTCATGGGCAGCCTCGGCAATCTTGCGGTAGGCGGCAAACTCCGTTTCGCTCATCCCCGCTTCGATAGCCGTCGCAAACAGGGGCGCGAAGATCTGCATCTGTTCGGTCTGCCGGATCTCCTCGTCGGTAGCCAACAATCTGTTCATGACCTGACGCACGTCCTTGGTCAGGGTGACGTTGAGGTCGAGGCTCTTGTAAATTCGCAGCAGCCACGCCTTGAAACGCTGGAAGACCGGCGCCAAGTCCGTAGAGGGTGCCTTACCTTCCCGGATATAAGCTTCGATTCCCCGGGCGAAGGTCTCATGGGCGACGACGGGGATCTCTTGGTTGGGGTCGATCTCCAGCCAGTCGGCGATAGTGTTCCAGTCTTCCCGTATCTGCGTGGGGGCGTTGTCGCGGGCGGCGTCTTCCTTCAGTTCCTCAAGCCAGGCGTGACCGCTCTCATGAAGAAAAGAGCTTAAATCCGCTTTCTCGAAAAGCTGAATCAACCGCGAACCCTCGGCGAAGGTGATGGAGGCGCGTTTGTCGGAGGCGAAAATAAGGTTTTCTCTGGACAGGGAATGAAGCACAGAAAGACGGTCGGTCTCTTGTTGAAAGTGAGTCCGACCGTCACGGGGTAGGAGTTGGTTCTGAGAGGCTAGGGATTCTCCTCCCGTGTCTGCCTGCGGAACTCCTCTGCGTCTTTTGAGGTCAGCGAAGAAGTCTGTCGCGGCCGATCCACGAAGACCTGGCCCCCTATCTCGACGAACTTCAACGGTGGGCGGGACTTCGCCGCGGCCGGCTCTTGTGCCGGCTGTTTCGGCGTTCTGTTTTTCGATTTTAAGCTGGTTGTCGGCATCTTTGAAGTTCCCTTCACTGTTGAACCCGTAGGTCACTGTATGACCGTTCATGGTGATAACCGAACCGTCGGGCGCGTGTCCTTCAATGATACGGCCGGAAAGTATTTTGTCAACCGCCTTCCGTGCAGCCTGCGCTTCAATCAGGTCCGTTGACTGGATAATAAACTCGTCTCCGGAGATGTGATAAACCCGGATGTCGAACAGAGTTGCAACTTCCGCCAGGGCGTCGGCGACGTTCTGAAGCAGTTGGTCCCCGGCATGGTGTCCCATGTTGTCGTTGATCCACTTCAAACTGTCGGCATCGATGGACACCTGAACCGGCAACGGGCCACCGGCCTTTTTGTTGTCATCGGCATAGGCCCGTCGGTTGGGAATCCCCGTCAGTTCGTTGGTCAAAAGCGCCCGTTTCATCTGCTCGGGCGTCATGTCCTCAACCAGCATGTCACGCAACGCCTGGTTGCGCCGATCAACAAAAACATCGACCTCTTCACCGCGATCCCGGGTCAGACCGGTGGCGGGGTCTACGGTGGTGGGCTGCCCACCCTGATACATCACCCGGCCCTGCTCCAAGGTCTGGCGCACCTGCTCGTTGTCCATCGCGGAGAGGTCGACCCCCATGGACTGCAGGTATCCCTGAAGCTGCTCCAGGTCCTGGCGCTTCCCTTCGGCCTCGATATCCATCCGCCCCGGGGCGTACACGGGATTCCCGCGGAGCTCGGTGTTTACCGCCTCCAGGACTTCAGCCGTGGTGGGCCGCTCGGTAAAGTAGCCCGCCTCCCACAACATCTCTCCGGCCGCGTCCAGGGAGATCCCATCCTTCCGGAGAAGTTTGCGAGAGAAGGGTTTGCGCCCCTTGTCCACGTCCATGGAAGCCAGGTCCCCGCGGTCGTCGGCAATGCCGCGCTCGCGCATGAACTCCAGCAGACTCGGACCGTTGTCGGCAAGGAGAAGCTCACCGGAACGCAGGGCGTCAAGATAGGGGTCGATGGAGGTGTCGATATTGCCGCGCAGCAATACCTCCGGAAGGGGCCGGGTGATCTTCAGGGGGGCCTGCTGGTAGAGCTCGAAGGCGTCTACCGCCAGACGTTCGGCCCGGGTTTTGTAACGCGCCTGCCACAGAAGTGCTTCGCGCTCGGCGGTCGATCTCTCGCGCCCGATGCCGATCAGTCCTCCAAGGACATCATCATAGACCTTCCGGGAAGAGTCGGGACTCTCCACTTCATCCACCAGGGAACCGAAGCGCTCGGCGGCGGTGGTGCGGAACTCTTCGGCCTCGCGGGAGGTCATCTGGTCTTCGCGCAGTCTCACATCACGCATCAGTTCGGCGTGGTGCTCAGTGGCGGCAAAGCGAGTAGCGTACTCCTCTAGGGGGATAATCACATCACTTCCGAGAGCCAGGGCTTCGGTGTAGTTGAAATCCTGTGCCATCTCGGCCGGGTCGATCCCTTTTTCCTGCCAGAATGTCTTCCACTGCTCGGCGGGGACATAAATGTTCTCCACCGGGCCGCCTTCCTTGATCTTCGCCACCAACTCGCGGAACTTCTCCGGCAGGCGCTCGCGCAACTTAGACGCCTTGGCCGTATCTCCGAGAGCCTCCATGAACTGCTGATTCTTCTGCGCGGTCCGGGCGCCCCTCAGGTCGTTGTTGAGAGAGACCCCGGCGCCGGGCAGGCCAAGCCAGGCCATCCCCTGCGCCGTCTTGCTGGCGATCTCCCACAGCCGGCTAGCCACCTCCTCAGGCGTGGCGGTGTCAAACTCTCCTTCGCTGGCCAGCTTGGCCATTTCCTCGGCCAGAACGTTCACCGTCTCCTGGGCGATCTCCTGCCCGGTCTCGGCGGCGACCTGGGTTCCGTAGGCGACAGCGAACCGGCCGGCGGCCCGCTTAGCGGTCAGTTGCGTGACCCCCTCGGTAGCCTTGGCGGTGATTGCCTTCTTCAGCGCCTTGCGGTAAGGGGCGGTGATGATCTTCAGTCCCAGCGCCTCGATGGTGGCGTTGACCACCCCCACCGTCTGGGCGGCGATCATGGCGGTTTCTTCGTCTAGGGTCTCGCCGTTCTTCCCCAGAAACTGCTTCATCTCCTGGTAGGCGTGACCGGCCTCCACCTTCCGTGTGTCCTCGAGAATCCCGTAGGAGAGAGCCGTCCCGAATGCCGTGGCCGTGGCTGCCGGGACGGTGATAATCTCCTCCGGCAATGCGGCCTGAGGTCCGGCCTGCCCCATCCATGCCGCCACACCGCCCGCGCTCATTCCCGCAGCAAGAGCCATGTCAAGACTGTCAATGGCCGATTCGGACATCTGCCCGACAATCTGCCCCGCCGAAAGCACACCGAAGTCTCGCGCTTTTCCGGCCATTCTTTCAGCGTTGCCGGAGAGAAGACCCAGGCCCTCCATCCGTTCGCGCTCGTCATAGGTGAGGCCGGCCGTCATGTCCTTGTGGGCCAGCCGTCCTTGTTCCTGTTGTTGCCGCCCGCCCCGGAAGGCGCGAACCAGCTTTTCTACCGCCGAGAGGTTGTCCAGGTCGTCGGCGAGCAGCGAGGCATGGCCGTCAGCAGCGAAGGCGGCGGTCTTCGGAGCGTCCGCTATGAGAGTTTCGGCCCGGCCGGCCGCTTCCCGGCGGAGAGCTTCGGCACCATTGTCCAGTCGCAGGGCCTCCACCGGAACGCCTGTCCGTTTCGCGATCTTGTGCAGGCCAGATTCCTGATCAGCATTGACATCCGCCGCCGAATAGAGCGCCGTCCCCAGGGTCGTTTTCCGGTCCTCGTCAAGGA